GCGCGATCTGCCTGTGCCGCGCTGTTTTGCTTCACCGCTTCAGCCTGCGAATTCACGATAGCGACAATCGTGGCGTCCCCGGAAGTGCTGCTTTCGCGTAGCCCGCGAAATTCCTCGCGCGCATCCAGATAAGCCTGACGGTTCAAATCTACCTGCTCCGCCAGCGTATTGAGCGCGCTGGTGAATACGCTGGTCAACGTGGTTTCGCGTTTTTCCTGTCCCCGCGCAATAGAACGGAACATTAGCCCGATGACAATCAAGACAACGATGAAGCCGATGACGGCGATCAAACCGAGCGCAGGCAGTTCAACATCTGACAGTTGGTTTAATTGAGTGAGGAATTCTACTGGCATTATTTCCCTTTCTGCTCACGCGGTTCAAGCGCATCAACAGGCACGTCCATTTCGCCCGTCTCAGGCAGCGGCGCTTCGTCGTCATGCTTCTTTAATTCTTCTTCGATAGCTTTCAACACCGCGTCCTGTTTATCCGGCGGTAATTCCTTGAGCGTCGTCACCACGTCCGCAAATTTAGTTCCCCGTGTGTTCACCCGCGCCGCCTCCACCAGACGGGTAATATTCGGCTGGCAGTAATCTTTCAGGTAGTCGGCTATCGTCATGCGCTTCGCACCTTCGTACACGGGATAAGTGTCAATCTCCGCTTCCAGCGCGGCGGCTTCTTCGTCCGTCAATTCGATGATGATTTGCATTTTTCCCTCTTATGTCGCTACGCCATAAAAGCTAATGGTAGAAGCGTCTGTATTGCCGAATGCAAACGGCGCGGCGGCGGTCACTTGAACATTGTAGGCAATTAAGGCAACCGTTGTTGACGATGCTTTCACAACCGCGAGGTTGTATTGTGCCGTACCGGTGTCTCTATGCGTTCCACTTCCCGCCGCGAAACTAACAGCCGTCGGCAGACTGTAAAAGAACGCGCCCGTGCCAGGATTTGTGGTAGAGCCAGCCGTAAGACTTATCTGTCCGAAAATGAGATTTCCAGTAATCAGATACGATCCAGTAATCGTGCCATTCCCCAACGTCGGCGCTGTACCACTGGTTGTCCATGTTGGCGTGTAGGCAATCGCCGCGCCCTGATTATGCGATTGCAAACGCCAACGCTGCGTGGTCGCATCGTACACATAAGTCGCTGTGCCAAAACCCGCCGCCAACGGCGTGTTCATACCCGTAACCGCATTGATCAGGCGATTGGCTGCCGTGCTGCCCGCGTTCTGATGCGCGAGTTCTACATTCCCCGCGCCAACAGAGAAAATCTTTACAATCTGCCCGCCTTTGCCGCTGCCGACCAGCCCGCGTATTGTTGCGGTGCTGGCATTATTCATACGCAGTTCGACAATCGGTGCATCGCCAATATCGAGATCGTCAATATTACCCGTCGCAGTGCTGGTCATCTCATAAGTAGCAAGCTCCAGCACATCTTCAATCGTGGCCTTGAAGGTATTTTCTGCGTTGGATACATCACCGCCAACGAGGTAATCGCCTACGACGGGTGTTACCGGGCTGATGCTGGAAATGTCCAAGTCCGCCGCGCCGACAGAGACTTCACGCCAGCCCCAGATTTGGATGGTTGTTCCCGCCTCAAAGTTGGTATCTGTCGTCACTGAGAATTGCAGTCGGGTAATCGCGGCAGTGTTTTCCCACGTCCCTCCTAGAAATAGTATTCCCGACGTAGTTGCGCTATCGCGACGTATCTCTCTCTGGGAGAATTGTTTATATCGAGACGTTCCCGCATAGTTGTAAAAATCAACAGTCACCGTAGATAGGTCATTTGTGCCATTACCAGCAATGCCCGTTAGCGTTCTGGCATCAGCATAAGCACGTAAAGCGTTACCCGTTCCTGATCCACTTCCGTACACAATCAGTTGTTGATAATTCCCTGCCGTAGTGTCGGCGTTAATCGCCATATCAATAGTGCGGTCAGTGGTTGTGCTATTACGTCCCGTAATGCGAACGGTGAGGTCGTTATACCCGGCTACGCCCGATCTTCCGTTAGGGTCAGGCGTATTGGTGTCGAACGTGCCATTACTGCCAAGTGTCAATTCGTAAATCAAAGTGGGCGCATACAACGTCGCACCGCCGCTCGGTCCGGCAATTTGTGCTATCCCGCCACCAGCATCCGTGACAACGAAATTGCCGTCGAACTCCATCGCCGTCGCCGGATTAACGGTGGTTGTGCCATCGGTGACGGAGATTGCGCCGCCGCCGCTGCCGCCATTGAACAGGTGGCGACCAAATAGCCATCGGCTTTCATCTGCAAGGTTGTAGGGCGTATCGCCTTCCAGATACTTGTAAAAATCGAGTGTCAAATGCCCGTCGGGAATAGCAATGTCATTGGCGTTTTCCGGCGTGAGTAATTCCGGCAGCATCGCTGTGCCATCATTGGCAACGAGCGTGGGAGAGGTAGCATCAGGGTCGAACGTTATCCTCACCCAACGCCCTTTACCCGATCCCGGCTCACTGCCTGAAATGTCGAGCGCCGCGCTGTCTGGAAAGGAGCGCCATTTTTTCGGGTCGCCATTGGTATCGATATAATCGAATTCCCCTGCCGTGACTTCCATCATGCCCGCTTCAAGCGCACCGGCGCGAATGTACACCCGCCCGGGCTTCAGATTGCGACCGGTCACCCACTCCTGTGACAAATCCCCCGCGCGGCGCGGCGTGGCTTTATTCCCGACCGCCGCCCCGAATTTCTCTTTAGCCAACTGTGAATTGATGCTGTAAATGTCCAGTACCCCGTTCACATACCACAAAAAAACGGGGATATTCACATCGGTATCCACCACCGCGTTTGTCGCTTTGACTGCCGGTCGCAGGTCGTCCTGTGTCACCGCGCCCATACGCACAAAAATCGTGCCAGCTTCGTCACTGGCGACCAGTGTTCCATTCACCCATGCCCCGGTCATGCCGGGAATGAGTGAGGCTTCAAAATCTCGCTGCGCTGCCTGACGGCGTAAGCGTATAATTTCCTCGTAATTCATCATGGTTCAACCGCGCCTAAATCAAATTCGGCATAACGCACACTGTAGCTATCCCCTGATAACCCGGCGGGCGTACAGTCGGTAATGGTTGCACCGCCGTCTAAGCTGTAGGCAACAACGCCCCGTCCTAATGTGCCGTCATCATCTGAAGCGAAGTAAATCAAGGCGGTGTCGTTGTACGGCCACCCGTTGAGATTTAGTCTGTGTCCACCCCACCCCGTAGGCGGATAAGAGGCATTGGTTACAGCAGCGGTCAATGACGCTTTCGCCAATTGCCAGTAAGTGTTTGCAGGACCGGTATTCGCCCTGAAATTGACGGCATAGACATAGCGCGCATTGTTGTTGATGGCGCGATATGAAATATTCGGCGCTTCATCGCCCGCGACCCCGTAAGCGTCAAGACGCTGTAATGGCGTCCACGTTTCGCCGCCATCAGCACTGCGATAGAGGTAACTTTTCGCGCCGTTATTCGCACAACAGATGGCGTAAACCTGCATATTGGCATCAGGGTAGTTGGGACTTCCATCATCGCGGTCAAGGGGAATATCCAGCGTGCCACCAGCAGGAAAAGTGCCGGTGTAGATTTCGCCCAACTTCGTCCATGTGCTGCCGGATAAGCCCCAACCAGTGTTTTTCCATATCTCAGTTGCGCCGGCAGTCACCCGCGTGGCAAGAATGACGCCGCCATACGCTCCACCTGAACGCGGCGAAATCGCGGCGTGACTGAAAGTGCGATCACCACGATATGACACGGTTGTATTCCACGATGGCGAACCCCCGTCTAGCGCCCCCTGATACCACGTCGCGCCGTAGTCGGCAGTCACGGCATAGCCTGATACACCCGAAATCACCATATACCAGCCCGCGCGGTTGATAGACGGGAAAATGTAATTCCCGATACGACTGGCATCACCTAGCATCGTGGCGTTGTTGGCAACAGAAACGAATGTTCCAGCGGCGGTGATAATATCTTCGGTTCTGAACAGCCCGTCGTCAGTAAGCGCAAACTTGCGCGCATACTTAAACGGGTCGGACGTTCCCCAACAACCATCGCCCGTCATACCGCTGTAGCTGTTTTGCTGAAACGTGATGACGCCTGTTTCCAAATCCATTGACGTGGCGTAATACACAGGGGCATTCGTACGCCCCAACAACCATGCCTGAATAGGCAGTCGGTAATGGGCATTCGGAGGGCGGGGCAATACTGGCGGCGTGATGTACGGAATTTCGTAGGGGGGCAAACCGTTTAACGCTTCATTATCGGGATAGACGGTGATCCCCGCCGCGCCGTCGGTTTCATGCTGCCAGCTTGCGTTTATTGCTTTTGCCCCGCGCGCGGGATCATGCTGGATACTGATACGCTCCAGTACCCCCCGCGCCGCGTTCAAGGCAATGCCGCGCTTGTTTGCGCTGCCACTTTGCGTAAGCGCTAGCCATTCGGGATAAAAGTCGAGGCCGTCGTACCCCCCCGGCAACTCCATATCAATCGTTGGCGCGGGTAAACCGTTGTAGCGTTTGGTCTGTTCCGCATAGGCCCACCCTGAAAGCGCGTTTAGACTGTCCTGACTGGCCTCAATCAGGCGTTCTACGATGGTTTCGCCCGCGCCCTCATCAGGCGCAGCCCCCGGCGCTTTGCTCATCAACGGCGCTGGATTACTACCCGCTGAAAAACCGCGCGCGATCAGCGTGTTCAACGACGAACGATGCTCCCTCCGCGCGGTCATGCGAATACGATCGTCTGCTGTCAAGGTGGCGGTGGTGGCAGCGGCATTGCGATCCGTGCTGTCCATGCGCGTGAGTTTGCGACTGAACATCAAACGCCCGGTGCGGTCGCATAGAAGTTCCCAACTCATCCCATCTGCAAGTTCTTTCACCTGCTGCAGCGGTACGGCTTTCTGAATATAGAGCGCGGGATAAACAGCATCATCCCCATGTAACAGCACGTCGCACACGTTGAGAAGTGTTGTTCCCGTTCTCAGGAGGTAGATAATCGCCTGAAAGACGGTTAAGCCCTGATACTGCTGCCAGTTTGCAGGGCTTGACGCCTCTTCCAATATCTGACTGAAGCCGGGCAGATTTTCGAGGATTCCTAACGCGCCCACTGCCTCAAACGATACTTCGTTGGTGAAGGCGTCAACGGTGATGCTGTCGGCGGTCACGTAGCCCGTAAACTTTACGCGGCTGCGATTGCTTACAGGATGCCCGTAGCTGCCCTGCACCCCGCCGTAATATTCATCCTCGTGATAAATCACCAACGCGCCATCAGGCAAGTCTTCAATATCCGCGCCCGCTGGCAGTTGAAAAGTCATGCGCCACCCGGCGGCGCGTTCCCCCTCCTGCGAATTGACAATCACCTCATGAGGGCGGGCACTGGTGGTGTTGTGAACCACTACCGGAAAATAGTAATCAGACGTAGCGCCGTTATCATCATCTTCTACTTGCAGATGTACCCACCTGCTGCCCGTCGGGAATGTCGCGGTGATGCTTTCGTCGGTATCTGTGCCAACGGTGATTGTGCCGTCGCCTACGTCCCATAAGAAGTTGAGGTCGCCGCCGCTGTCGCTGTCGAGCGCATAACTTTCAGCGGCGCTTAATGACAGTGTGGCATAGCTTTGCCCGGCATCGACAAAACCAGCCCACGCGCCTCCCGCGCAAGCAATAGGCGCAATATCCTCGTTTTGCGTACTGTAGGCAATACGACTATCTTTATCGAAGGTAGCGCTGGCGGCGACCAGTCGGTCACGAATACGCCACGAACGCAGCACCTTGAACTTATCCCCACTCACGAGATTCAAGCGGCCTTTGCTGAATTCGTTGACGGGCAAACTGGTACTGGTAATCGTGCCGCCCTGTGCGACGCGCAAACGGCCTTTGAACACATTCGCGCTGGTGTACAGTTCCACTTCCATATCTGCCAGCACGTTCGCTTCACTGCCTGATGTGAGCGTGTAGGCAAGTGTGAGCGCGGGATAGGAGGGCGTCGCAGATAACGTGCCTTCAAGTACAACGGCTTCAGGCACTACCGTCAGATAGCCCCGATAACGGTAGGGCTTGCGAATGGTTGCGAGGGTGAGCGCGGGCATTTACAACACTTCCAGATCGTAAAACCACAACGTTACGTCCACTACCCAATCCTTGAGCGTGTTATCGGCGCGATAGTCCCTATCTGGCTGCGGGTAGCTGAGATAACAGTTAAAGCGTTTCCAGTCCCCACGATCATGGCGGCGGGTCTGAATCGTGACGGCGGGTGAAAAGCCGTCAACGCTGGAAAAGAACGTATCAATGACGTAATCCAGCGCGGTATAGGGTAAGCCGGTAAAGCGCCACGGATGATCGCCCCCGCCCTCGTCCATCCGCTCACGTCCACTTTCAACGCGGGTGCGTAGGGGATACAAGTTCACGGGCTGCGTATTCGGCAGCAATATGACGCCCTGCGATTTGAAATAGCTGATGCTGGCAATTTCAGTGAGGGTCGCAAGGGCGATACTGTGACCGGGATAGAATGCGTAGGTATTTGCGCTTGCCATGTTTTACCTTGCGAACACCTGTCTAAAGGCGTTCTCAATCTGCCGATCCACCTGCGTAGGCGTCATCCCCTGATTACTCCCCATGCCAAAACGCATGTCGTTACCCACAACTGTAAAATTCCCCGCGTTAATGGCACTCTGTACCGCGTTGATCAGCGTCTTACCAATCTGGTATCCTGCGATAGCCGCGTCATTGATATTTTGCATATAGCCCTGTGCGCGGATTGCCCGCTCCGCAAATTGCGCGTTTTGCAGGTCGGCACGTGCGGCGGCGGCGGCGGCGCGTTTGAGCGTTAGCTCTTCATTCTGGCGACTGTATTCGTTGTCCAGTAAACGACGGTTGGCACGTTCGGACTGTTGAACCTGTCGTTGATAATTGCGCTCATCACGCGCAGCGTCTTTATCCGCCTGCTTCTGCTCCCGTTCGCTTTCCTCTTGCGCGGCGTCCTGTGCCATGTCAAACGCCAGCACATCACGGTCGGCAATGGCATCATGGGTAGACTTCAGGCGGCGTTGTTCAATCTCTTCGAGGCGGTCATTCAAGTCTTCTTCAGAATCAAGGCGGCGTTCTTTGTAGTCAGTGAACAGGTCGTCTTGCTTCTCTTGTCCTTGCGCGATAATGTCGGCTATGCGCGCCGCGCTCTTTTGCTCAGCATTCGCAAGGTCATTCTGTGCTTTGGCGGCATCAGCGCCGGCCTCCGTCACGTTGTTGATAGCGTCTAATAGCTGGTCGTTATAGGCGCTTGCTGCTTCGGACTGGGCGGCCTGTTGTGCTTGCTGGTAGGCGATTAGGCGTTGATTGATTTCTTTTTCCGTTTGCGCGCGTCTTTCAGCAGCAAGGCGTTCAGCTTCGGCAAGCTGAACGGCAGCTTCAGCGGTATCTAACTGTGCCTGTGTTAGTTCCCCGAATATCTCAAGGTATAACTCGTTATTTGCTATTGCGTCATTGTAGGCAAATGCGCCGTTTTCCAGACCTGTTTTGAGCCGCGCGACGGCGTGTTCATTGGTGTTAATCGTTTGCTCAAGCTCATCCAATTGAGCGCGAAATTCATTTAGGGTTGTGGCTGCTGATACGCCTAAGCCTGCTGCCACATTTGCCAACAGTTCACCCGCTGGCGTGATATTCGCTTCGAGTGCCGCGCGCCCCTCCGCAAGTTGCATTTCCAGAACATCGGTATCCCGTTGTAAACTGGGAATAAGTTCATTAAGTACATCATCAGATGAAAGGTTGCGAACAGCGTCATAGTAAATATCGGCTGCTGAGGACGCGGCTTTTAAGTCGTTTTCGGCCTCTTCAGTAGTGCTGTTCAAGACTTGAATGCCAACTGTTAACCCTGCAATGGCGCCAGTTGCCGCAATCACGAACGGGTTCATGGTGGCAAATGCACCCGCCAAATCGCCTACAAGCCCGGCAGAATTTCCTAATTCACCGCCACCTAGTCCCCCCGCGATTTGACTGCCAACGCTCCCGATACGGTCAACAGTGTCAAGGCGACTACGAATACGATCCTCATTTACGTCAATGTCCACGCGCACGCGCTTGCCGTCAATGTCCTCAAGTGCATCCTCAACATCGCGCACGGCGCGTTCTGCGCGATTAGCATCACCCACAATATCAGGCAGCCACGCGCCCTCAGCGGCACGCAATGCGGTATTCACGCGCTCGGCGGCGTCTTCAATATCGTTTGCAGCATCAATCACCCGCCGGGCGCTGCTTTCATCAGCAACAAAGCGTATCTGCTGCTCAATGGGTTGTCCGGCATCAGTCACAAGATTGCCTCAAGGGATTTACGCATACAATGGAATTGGAATTGCATAGGGGGATAACATGCAGCAAACAACACTTGAACAGCGCCGACAATTTCAACAACATGCACTCAACACTGCAGCGCCTGAACGCTTTATTGCCGCTGGCTGGCTGGCAATTTTCTCACAAGCGGTCGCAGTGTTACTCGTGATTG